AATTGGCGTACACTTTGATCAAATTGTGCTCTCCACTGTTGGTCTGAGATTGCGTCCCGGGCTTTCTGATAAGCGAATTGATCCTGACTAAACTGCTGGTTAAACGCCTGATCGTTACGTGACATATCAAGTTGTTGTCCTGCCAGTGTTCTAATGCCAGGATTGCTTGCACTAGCTTGATTGTAATTACGATTAGCACCATAAAAACTAGGATCGATACCAAGCGCTTGGAGTTGAGTGCGGTACACATCTGCCTGTTGTGATAATGCCGTTCTTTCTTGTGCGGTTATTCCAGACGCTTCGGCTTGCTGTTTCAAGCCTAGTATATTATTAATGGCTTGCCTTGCTTCTGTGGGAAGGTAGTTCCCTGTAAGTTGAGCTTCGGCTATAGGTTTTTGGAAATATTCATTATCTTGCAATCCGTATAGGTTGCTTAAGCTACCAATAGTATCCTGACCAACTCCGTAGTTAAGTTGCTGAGCCTGCATATTCCGATTAGCATCATCGTTATATCGTTGGTAAGCCTGTTGCATCAGTTGCGGAACGAGGTCATTAGCAATACTCTGCATCGCGTTAGAACCTACTTGATTGGCAACCATTTCAGAATAGGAAGATTTACCCTGCCCACCCGCACGAAGAAAGGCGTTCGTGTCAGCTTGCTGATTTTCAACGTTCCGCTTTGCTTCTGCTAACTGTGCCTGATAAGCAGGATCACTGTTCTGGTCATAGGTAAACGGATCAGGAGTAGTAAATTGGAACTGTGATTGCTTGTTAATAAAATCATTAATCCGATTCAGCGTGTCTGCTGTTTGGCTTGTAGGCGGTGTATACGTTGCTTGTGGGGTGCTTTTCACATTGTTTGCAGCCTGCACCATAGCATTTGATTGATTAGTTGGTGCTGTGTATCCCAGATTTACAGTCAAGTATTTTTGCTGATCAGATGTATTTAAACCTTGTTTCTCACGATTAGCAATCACGGATAAGGTACGGTTGATTTCATCTTGTTTGTATTTCTGGTCATTAGCGATCTTATTCTGGTTATTAACTATGTTCTTTTTTCCTGCTGCGTTTGTTGTAGAGTAATTAACACCGCCATAACCTGTACTAGTAGCCATGTGACACCTCCTTATGGACGTAAAAAAGAGCCCTCATTATGAGGACTCCCTAAACTACTTAATCCTTAAATTGTTATCTGTGTTTGACCAACCACTAACTTTACCTTTGCTGAATGATACTGAAGAATTTCCATATCCCCAAATTTCAAACAATTCACTTCCTATAATGCTATCTGGGGTTCCCATTACTTTTTCAACGGATTCAGTTGTATCACCTTTCTTGAAATAACTATTTTCCTCGTTGCTATTTGTTCCATTGGTATTTTCATACCTATTCCTAATGGCATCAAAATTAAGTTGTTCATCAGTCTGTGATGAGTAGTTGACTTTAATAGACTCCAACTCTGATTCGATGTCAGCTAGTACCGATGATCTAATACGTTCATCCTGTTTTGATATTGACTCTTCAATTTCTTTTTTATATTGCTCCATTCTTGTTTCTGCCGTATCATAACCGCTCATATCTGCCCATCCATCAGGGTAGAGAACCTGAGTATTACCCGTGAATCTATTGATTTTAACGGGATATTTTTGATTGAGTTTATCGTACTTATATATTCCCGGATAGATAAATAACCCGAAACAAATAATTGAAACTATACTGAGTAATAAAACCGGAATGATCTTTATTTTACTCAAGAAAAACACTCCTTTAATTCCCATAAACTGCTACACTGCATCAAGGTATTTTATTTTTGAGCTTCCGCAAGTTCTTCTTGTAACACTTTCAACTTTTCTTCGTTGTCGGAAATTGTTTTCTTCAACAACTCGATTTTTTCCTTGTTGGAACTATCTGAATTACTTTCAATTATTCTTATACCCATATTATCAATCTCTATTCTATCTTTTACATAATCAATATCATACTGGATGGCTTTTATAGGACGAGTTGTCTTTGGTGTCTCTTTTATATCTATTTCTGTTTTTGGTATAATGACTTCTTCTACTTGACCGCCAACATCAGAGGTAATATATATTGTCTTTCCTTCCACTTTTACACCAGCCCCTAGAGCTTCAGATAAAGCACGAACAGGTACATTAGCCTTACTATCAATGATCGCGCCTTTTTCTGGTATATTTTTATTGTCAATAACAATACTATACTCACCTGTTACCTTTTTACCTACTAAGCTAATTGTATCTGCAAATGCCGAAGCTGAAACCATGAATATGATCCCTGCGACAAAACCAGCAATATATTTTTTCATTCTATATTCTCCTTCACTGTTTTTCTTTAATATACCATGAAGGATTGGTAAAGTTAACCTCCTAATGCTGTGATTCGATCCGAAAGTTGTTCTAAAGCCTCCAATAATGTTTGCCCTTGTTCAATGCTGTAAAGTCTACCCCAACCTCTTACCATCACATTTCCTCCAGCATTTAGTCGCAAATCATCTCCTGCACTGAGTTGAATGTCCCCAAAACCAAAAGGGGTAGCGATAATTAAACCACTAGAACTTAGATACATGCTGGCTTGCCTTAAAAGTGTGTTAAACACCAAAAGAGTCTGACCAAATGAATCTGGATACATTTGTATCGAATTATCTGCAGATGAAAAAGCACCGAATAGATTATTTTCTGAACTCATTTCACATCTTGGGAAAGTTCCGTTCCTCGTAGCGATATACGAACCGAATATTTGCACAGCTTCAATTAACCCTGCTGTAATATGTCCTAAGTTAGCACTAATCGCAGATAACTCATTCACATCAATCTTCTCCGCTACAACAGCACCTGCTTGTATCTTTTCGGCTGTAATTGCTTCTGCCTTGATGTTCTTAGCTTCAATGCCATTCGTTTTAATGTTATCGAAAGCAACGTTACCATTCAGGATAAATTCTAAATCCTTCGCCATCCTAGCGGTTACATCTGCAAGTTTTTTTACATATTGCTGCAAAACAGCGACATCATTTGTTTGTGGTGGACCTTGTACTTTAGGGACATCTGCCCAAGTAGCCATAATGTGCCTCCTTAATAAAGTGGTAGTTGTCTTGTTTGTCGAGTGAACTCATGTATTTTAACGTAGCCAGTACCCAAGAATCTAACTCTTATCCAATTCTCTCTGGCGAATTTAGCCACAGGAATGATAATTCTTTTTATCTGTGTACCAGTGCCAGATATTTCTTGCACCCTAACCCAATCGTCTCCTGATATTGAAGGAGATAAATCAATTTGCATTGTACCGGATAACTCAACGACCACCCAAAGTTTATACCAGCGCATTTTCTGGGCTAGCGATCCACCATTGAACGGCTTTGTAACAGCTTCCCAACCTATACTCGATCCAGCATCTGTGGTTCCACCTAACTTAAGCACTCGTCCTGATGCATCACCTATATAAAGATCACTACCTACAGAAGCGAACTGGGCAGCCTGTATTCCACGCCACAAACACCATGACTGTATACCTGAACGAGAATCGTATACAAGCATTTTGTCATCGGTCATTCCATCGGCAAGGTTGAAAAATATTCTAGTTCCGTCTGTTCCAGCAACACTCTTATCTTTTATGTTTGTCAGTAGCTTACCAACAATATCAGAGAAACTTTTTTCAGGACTAACGCCGCCACCATACTCGTATATACCTGAGTCATGAATAAATCTCATAACACCGTCTAGCGTGGTCTGTGCTTTGTTGCTAGCTAAACCTGTATCCTCTGTAATCAGCCTCGTATTGAAGTCAGAAGGTCGTCCACCGTACAACTCATGTAATCCGTTAGGCATACCTATAGTGAGCTTGGTCAAGCTACCAGTTAGCATATTAATTTCTTCACCGCGATTAGATTCCATTGTCTTGCGGTAAGAAGCATCATCATTCAAGAAGCTATCCCATACAGTCGCATTATCCAATTTACATGACCATAGCTCAACGCCTATGGCGCACCACAGCCTGTTTTGATATGTGGTAATGTATTTACCATTCGATGGGGCTCCGCTTAAATTAGATACAGCAGAACCGTCATAGCGTTTCATGGGATTAATGCCATTGCAGCCGATTAGATTAACTTGACTAAAATTACCTTGGAAATTCGTAAACGTCCATTCTGCTGTCGTATCAAGCCCGCTTGCTAATGTTGACCATGATGAACCATTCCAACGCCTCCATGTCCCATCATTGAACACGACATGAAGTTCTTTGCCTTCCCATACACCCATACCAAGAACACGACTTCCAAACGATCCTATGACAGAGTAACCGGGACGTGTAGAAATAGTTGGGTAGTCATGTGAAGTCATATTGATCATTTCTGTAAAAAAGATGTCACCTATTGATAGGGGATCAAATGTATTAAGTCCTTTAAATTCTCTTATAGGAATTGGCTGCAAAACACCGGGCAATTGCTGATAGTTTGCTGAATTGTACTGAATTGGCTTCATCCAACCGTCAGCTCCTTTGATAATTTTGCGCCGCGACATTCCAAGCGGATTTATATTGATTCTCGTAATTAGAAGCCTTTACTCCATCATCTTGCGTATTAGCCAGATAAGCAGCTAACGCAGGAATATAGGTCCAATGGTATTCCTCAGGCGAATCCGGTGGTAAAAGAAGGTTGCTTGATGTGAAAGTAGTCGTTGCTATACTCATGTACCTTAGAGTTCCTTGTAGATCAGATGAATAAGGTGGTGGGTAAACTGATAACTTGTGAGTAACATCGTCGAAACTATAGGCGTTCTGAGTAGGTGTGACCGTCTCGGATTCAAGGCTTTGATAGCGAAACAATCCGATCATGAGTAGGTCAATGTTTTTAGCTCTCACGTCATTTGGTAATATATAGTCCTGTTGAGAAGCCACGCAGAGAAATCTAGCAAACTTAGGTATCTTCACTACATTGAAGAAATCATTATTTATAGCATTGATCCATAACAACTTATCTACTGCTGGCACCTCATTAGGAACTAACAAATCAGCTTCTCCAATAATTTCACCTATGTTCATATGATCACTCCCCCTTTTCGAAAAATTAAAAGCACACCCATAATGAGTGTGCTTGTTGCGTAGTATCGTCCGAATTTACATTAATCCATTTGGCTTAATAAGTCTTTATAAAGTAATTCTTCTGGAAAATATACCATTCTTCCTGTAGGGAGCTTGAAAAAATTTTCACCCTCTTCTTCGTTATCATCTACAAATTTGATAGATTCCCAATCATCTTGGTCTAATGAACAAAGGAAGCGACTCATTATTGCATCTATTTCCTCCTCTTTAAAACCTAATTCTTCAATAACAACCATCCTTAACCAACCCATCTCGTATACCACCTTTTTCTATAAATTATAGCAAGAGTGGCACTAGAGGTTAACTAGGTGAAAGAAAATAATGGTACATCTTTGCAGATTTTTAAGAAATATGTTCAACTTTATTTTAATGAATAATTTCGTCCTATACTGACGCAAGATCGTCTACAAACTCTTGTAAAGCTGTGCAATAAACCTCTTGTATGCCGATTGTTGATGGATGATTAACACCATTTCCGCCTATGCCCGGCTTTGTGTTGAAATCATCTGCAATGTAAGGGCCCCACATTTCGGTATCCGTGAGAGTTGGTACATATTGACGATAGGTCCCTTGGTAAATCTTGAAGTTCTTCAGCACGAACGCAGTGCCAACGCTAGAGTTCTTCCGGATTTCAAACGCACCGGGAATGTTGTTTATTTGTGCTCTTCCCCGATAAACTCTCACACCATTAACGCTAATTTCAAGCAAGTCTCTTCGCTTTTCTACACGGAATGTGCGGAATGTGTTATCATCCCATCCGGCAGCGGCTTCGTAATAAGTATCACTTCCAGGCCAATGAGACATGTCTAAAAGGTTATTGAAGATATTTATTGCACCTTTACCGCCTGAATGTTTAGGAAAAATCAAAGATACTGTCTCCTGAGCCGTGCCGCGAGAAAATTGATTGAACGCCAACCAAATGTTTTCCCCTCCATTACTCATTCCAGTGGGGAATTTTGCATCAAATTCAAATACAAAATCTTTAAGGCCGACCGGGAAATTAATATAGTGCCCATCGGTTGAGATTGTATATTCGGAACCGTTTTTCAAATAGTTTCCAGTCACAATTGCAGAAATTTCTGTATCAGTAACTGCTAAAGATTTTAAAATTGGGTTTTCGAAGTCCTTGCCAGTCCGTTTAATGTTAGAGACGCGCCCGACATCGATTACATAGTGCCCGAGCGTTTTGCCGTACTCACGGGCTGCATACGCTGCAAGATCACGGCCAAATTGTACAGCAGCGGAACCCCAAGGGTATGCAAATGTTAAGGCCGATCTTGGGGCTGTCATCCAAGCCATAGATGGCTTTTTCGTAAAGTTGGCATTGATATAGTCATTGATTTGCTTCATGTTGTATGCAAACTCTCTACCGCTTTCAATGCTTCCATTGTTCATTCCAAACGCAACGATGAGCAAATCCGCGTTAGTCTCTGCCACATGGTCTACCCACCACTTACCCACACCATTAAACGTTTGTGGGTCTTTCCACATTTGAATATTGGTGCCGCCAATGGCCCTGTTGTAAAAATTAAACGTGACGTTTGGAAACTGTGTTGTAAGCAAATCAATTAGGCGCTTATAATAACTGTCGGACGGTGTTAATCCGTCTGGCGCCCAATTAGAAAACGGAACATTGTTGCCATAAGATATACCAAGGCAATCGGACCCGGTGCTAATGGAGTCTCCCCAAACGCAAACATTAACAACGCCAGTAGTTATAGCGGACTTTAAAGTTGTGAACATATTTGGGTTATATATCTTGGTATTGTACTTGCCGTTGTAATGCTGCTGAGTGTTGCATATCTGCACATAGTAGTTATCAAGATTGCTGCTTTTAATCGTCGCGTTACCAAGCAAAATCAGGTCTCTTGCATTGGTCAAAACACCTGACACATTGTAAGTATGCGGTTTATCAAAGTAGGCGTACTTGAGTCCCTTTGCTTTTAAAGCAGCAAAATAGTCGTTTAGTAATGCCGTAGCATCAGCTGTGCCAATACTAGGATCAACACCATATCTACTCGCAAGGCCGAGATACATAAAATCCGCCAACTGTGTATCAAAGTCATTTAGCCGATCAGGCAATTCAGGGAATGTTCCACGAGAGTAGACAAGTTCATTTTTATCTGCAGCACTCATTAACCCACTATCAGTTAACGTCGCATTCGGAATTGGATCAGCCCCATGACCGACATGTTCGGCTCCGTGTAATCCCGGAATTGAGGTTCCCCCAGCTGTGATTCTTACCTTTTTCTCTAGTGGAACCGGAGTAACTATAATACCTGTACCAGCTTCAATGTCAATCGAATCTGTCTTTGATGTGGCCTGAATACCATTCACAACAGAATAAGCATTCTGGTTAACCTCAGCTCCAACTTCGCTATGTGCATCAGTGTAATCCTTTGCATTCTGTTCAGCTTGATTCGCTTTCTCCTGAGCTCCTGCCGGAGTCTCCCACTGTGATGGTCGTTGATTTGCTATGTCCTCACTTGTGTTATGTCTCCATGGATATCTACTCAATTAAATCACCATCTTTCATTTACGATATACTTCTCATAGCCGTTAGTAGTTGTTTGATATTCGTGTAGAAGCACTTGGTACATTTCCTCATATCCGCTAACAATTTCCCTAAGCACGCCATAAACAAGCACCATATCATAATCAGGATCAAAACCAGTTGGCGAGTTCATATCATTAAGTGTGAGTTCAGGCAAAACAGGGATATGAAATATTTTTAACCCCATCGTGATATTCGCATCTGGAGTAGGAACCAAACCTAAAGTACCTGCCTGAAAATAGTAATAAGGTTTAATGGACGCTTGGTTAAACTGTCTCAGCGTTAACCTTCTCCACTCACCGTTTTTCATTATAACTACATCAACTACATTACTTGGAGGGCAAGGGAGAGTGTACTGATCCTGCCCAGCAATGATATCAATCCCCGTACATACCGTTTCTGCTTGTTGTTGTCCTGATCCATATAGTCTGATTAATCGATCGCGTACTTGGGTAATTTTTCGGACAATAGAAGCAGGAGAGAGGAAATTTGGGGATTTCTCCGCAATTTCCTCTACGACGTCTTTCAATAACATAAGATCACTCCTATGCCATAATTCCGGCTGTTTTAAGTTTAGTTATAAGAGCGTTTAGGTCTGCTACAACTCCAACCACATCAGTCGCCGTGGACGCTGCTTGCGTTGCTGCTTTAGCTGCCGTTAGTTTTGCATCAAGAGCTGTTTGCAATCCAGTTATTGCCGCTACAGCGTGCACATGATTACCTGCCGCCGCCGTTGTCGCAGTACTCCCTATGGTCGGGGTGAAAGTACTCGGTTTGCCAGTTATGTCAGCCCACGCAACAGGACCACTCCCACCGCCACCAATATCAATTGGGTTTCCATTAACATCTACAAACACTGCATACACAGGCTCACGCTTTTCCGGAATTGGTTTTGCGTCTGCCGCCGCTATTGGTAGCAGATACGTCGGACTCCGTTTCTCGCTTAATTCGTAGCTCATTCAATATCCCTCCTAAATCCTTTAATAGTTGATTTTGTTGTCCCAAGCGTTCATATATTCCATTTAAGGCATCAAGTTCATCACGGAACATATTTATACCTCCTAAAAAGAAAAGGGGCTAATTTAGCCCCTAGTCAGTTACTTTGTGTCCATAGATGAAGGAATAATTTAGAAAACCATACGCCCAACGTCCAATAGCCTTAAACTTCGATACTTCGGTGTCAAAATCAGTGATAGATCCATTTTCGATTTTACGTCGGTTCTGCCAGATGTTTAGGTCTTTCATGCGGCTGGAATCTGCGGCATACCAATTTTTCCGGTTAGTTGGACTAATGAACGGATTCACAATAACTTTGATATTACCCATATACATATTGGCATCGAAGTTATTACTTCCAGGTTCGTATTTAGGAAGATCAGCATCAGGCAAACCAGCAATTTTAAAGGCAGGCCGAGCATTGTATGGCGCAACAATCAATGTATCAGGGATAACAGCCATAGGGTTACCGCGATCATCCGCCCACTCTTGCATAGCTACGGCAGTTTCATCCCAACTATCCAACGTAAGAGGTTTATTGCCTAGGTTAGACTGAGTGTCGGAGCTGTTGGTTGGGCTAAGCGGATGATCCGAAGCAAACAATGCTTTACCATCAGGTCCTGCATAGCTATCTAGGCGACCTCTCCAGTTAGCACCTTGAGTTACGAAACCGTTATTCAGAAACTCGACAGCCTGTAATTGTTGAGTTTTATATACTGCATCTGCCAAAGAGGTGATTCGGCGCTTAATCTCGGTCAATTTTAAGTCATCTACAAAATCCCGTTCAATAATTCGACCAAGAGAGAACTTGCGATTTTTGATATACTTTTGCCAGAGTTCTTCCACATCTTCATAGGCAACTTGGTTGTTCGAATATCCCCATTCTTCCAACAATCCTTCTCCGCCAGCTCCGTTGTAAGATTCAGTATCTTTTACCGATGTTGCAACATTGTAAAAAAGCGGAATGAAGTCTTTCTTACCATCCATTGCCAATCCATATAGTTCCTTAAAAACAGGTTCCAGTACCTTAGGGTCCCACTTGAGTTTAGTTTGCATATTTTATGACCTCCATATCTTATGAGAATTGACGCACTTTAACTTTTACTCGTGCGATCTTTTTATTTGTGTTGACCTGTAGTACAGACAATTGTCCACCTGTTACGGTAGCTGAGTTGGCACTCAAACCGTCTGATGCAAGCACGACACCAACTACACCAGGAACAAATCCAGCTACAGGAGTTCCAGTGTAAGGCACATCATACCAGTCACCTTCACGAGCAAGAATAATTTCTGTTGATTTGTTTGTACCTGCTGTAACATTTGATGTTAAAAACCCTGCAATCGGATCGGTAGCTCCGGCTTTAGTTACTCTTCCTGCTACAATTTTAACTGCCTCGCCAGCAAAACCAGCCTCGCTGTCTGTCATTAAGAACTCCGTGATGCGGGTAGGGTCTTTACCATAATCGTTATAAACATATCTAAATCCTTGTGGCATATCTTAACGCCTCCTGTTATTCAAAATTTTTAGCGTATTTTTGAGCTTTCTTTTGATCAATTCCAAACAACGAGAATGCGGATGTTAATTCTTCTGGTACACTCGGTTCCAGTTCAGCACTTCCGCCTTTCTCTACCTGAGACCTTTTGTTCAGTCGCTGATTCTTTATTACGGCTTGTTCAGCACGTTTACGCTCGTCCGCTAAGATGGTGTCGCGATGCACAAGCTCATAGGCATCGATAGGATCATATCCACGCTGGATACGCGCCTGCATCTCAGGCGTCATCCATGATGCTATGCCTGTACTAGCGTCTACCTTTTCGGATAGTTGTGGATACTTACGGAACAAATCTTCCCATCCTTGGCGTAACTGCTGCTCTGATTGTTCTTGCTGTCTAAACTGCTGCTCCTGTTCACTACGTTCCACTACTTCACGCGCTTGCTTCAACAAAGGGTGGTTATCCAGATACTGATCAAGGATATTCGGATCAATACCTGATGCTTCTGCATCATCACGTAGTTGCTTTCTCAAGTGATCGAATTGATCTTGTTGCTCCTGCGTTCGTTTCCGCTCTATCGCATCCAAGTTAGCTATCAGGTCAGCATGGTCTTTATACCCTTGCTGCTTAGCTATCCGATCCAAAGCAGATTCATACTGTTTAGCCTGACCTTTGACCTTGTCGTAATTCAAGCCCTTTTGCAGGTGCTCATCAATTTGATCATCTGGGACTGTTACATCCTGACCATTGTGCTTTACCGTTACCCCTTTAAGTTCCTGTTCCTTTTCGATTTCGCTGTCTATGGCGGGATCAACTTCGTCTTCTTCGGAATCAGTTTTTTCCTGCTCCTCTTGTTCGGGGTATTCAAGCTCAAAAGCTTCATAATAACTTCTAACCTTTTGCTCCTCGCTGCTATGGCTGGCAGCATCATTGATATCTTCGCTATGGCTGGCGGTTTCAATCACTTCGTTTTTCATACTAAATCCTCCTAATCCGCTATGGCTGGCGGCAGTAATAAAATAGGCCTACGCAGTCTCAGCGTAAGCCCGATATAACCTGATTAGAATTCATAATCTCATTTGCTGTCTTAGCAGCTTCAAGTTCCATTTTTTGTTGTTTAAGAGACTGTTCAAATTGTTTACTTTGTTGGTCTTGTTGAACTCTTTGATCAGTCAGTTGTTGTAATGCTTGTTGCATTTGTTGGTTTTCCTGCTGCAGTTGCTGTGCTTGTTGTTGAGCCTGCATAAACTGTTGCTGTAATCCAGCCTGTTCCTCAATCCGTTGCTTGATCACATCCATTGATTCCATCCGGCCTGTCTGAATTACATACCGGACTCCTTCAGCATCGATCATAGGCAGTCCCGTAATTGGGTCCTTCATGTTCAGTAGGTTGAAAGCAAGTTGCAACCAATATTCTCGATCCTGCGGCTTATCCACACCGATATGAACATTAAGATCAAACTCAGGAACAAACTCTTCTTGTACTTGTTGAATATTTGGTGAGATGTCACCAGTCATTAAATCTGGAATTTGTCCTCCATTGTCATATTCAGTTGGAGCTCGTGAAACAATTGCATCACGGCTAATACTGACATTACCTCTACCTGTCACTCTTGCAATTCGTTCTGTCGTATAGAATTGTGCTATTAATTCGACATACTGTGTAAATACTTCAATTAACGCTTCACTAATTAGATCAGACACTGTATTAAGTCGTGTGCCAGATGCTGCGATCAGAGCTTTTGCTTGTTCGCCGCTTGTTACATTGCTGTTTGATGCACCGTTGGCTGAATCAAACACGCCCGGTATCTTTTGAAGCATCTCATCATAGTAATTCAAACTATTGAACACAGTGCCCGGTACATTTACACCTTGTAGTTCCTTCCAATCATTCATACGCCCTGTAGCTATCGGAAGCATCGCACCAGGAAGTCCACGCTGTTCTTGCCATGTACGTGGTTTAGATATCGCCCCCTCTTCATAGACAATACCAGACCCACCTTGTTTAGCCATTGTCTCAATCGCAATCTCGGCATACTTGTTTTTGAAAATCTGAGGTTTGATCATGTCACGCATAAACCCTTTACCCCACGGATTACCTTCCTCTGGATAAAGAGTACGAGCTGTAAAAGGATATTCACCGTGGTCATAAACGTATGCCTTATGCTCCAGAAATACGCCAGACGTTGATACATAAATACAATGTACGCCCTCCATGTCTCCGGCTGCCTTTGCCAGATATTCAGAAGGGTCAATTCCTTGCATTAGCTTCTCGTTAGCTTGCTCAGTGAATAGATCCTTGTCCTCTTTGCTGACTAATTTAGGAAGTCCTCTATACCAATACTCAATCAGGCCAGATGTCTTATCGGTTATTTGCGTACTAAACGAGGATTCTCCAGCCTTTTCATAGACATCTGTACTGAAAATTTCCGTGTCAGTTGACGTGTTATCTGGCTGCACTTTCTTTCCTTGATCAGACCAACGCTTCTTGAAGTATTCTAACGGTTTGCGAATATGAATAATTAATGCGGACATGTCTTGTAAATAGATAAAGTCCGATACCCGGGGATCAGGAAAGAATGTACCTAAATCCACTGGTAGGATATCATTACGACCAGTGTACCTATTTAACCCCCTGCCACCTTCGATAGTTGGATCAAAGATAGTCTTGTAAATCAAAGGGCCGTGTATCACGCATCTTCTGACAGCGCGAGTGTGTTTGTGTCTAAACTTAATTTGTCGCAACTCAGACGGCATATAATCATTCAAGTCACGCGCTTTCTGCTCGTCACTCGGTTCCATTGCGGAGTAATCAGGTACAGGCATCCACCCTGTCAGCTTGCCTACAATAGACTCAATTTGACTGAACGTGATGTTTTCAACCGCATCAGGTCGAAGTTTGGACACCGCTTCCGAACGTAGTCCACGCCAGTGATCACCCATATAGAAACGCTGTTCCTGCTGCCAGATAGATTCCATAGGCTGACGTGCAGACTTGAATATCTGATAATCCTGGTAGACTGTATCCCATATATGCTGTTGCTCTGGAGTGTTAGGGTTAGTAGATGCATGCCGATCGGTGTCAGCCGTGAATATGCCTTTAATCTTCTCGATTACACTCACGAGCTATCACCATCCACATCAGGAATATTAGGATCATCATACCAACTCATAGGCCTTCGACTTGTGATGTCTAGAGGCGGGTCATCTCTTGCCTTGGTCATGGAAACATACTCTGTGTAGTTCCTAGACATTAACTTATTATTGAGTTTATCCATGACTTGTTGTTGCTTGACTATCACGTACATCAATGATCCGATCACAACCAAAAGTCCAATTAATCCAATAATCACAATTACCGCTCCTATCACTGCATATTTATTAGTTTTACCTCCGTTAACCTAAAACCAAAAAGCCCACAACCACGCGGTTTATGGACGAGTGTATATTCTATGCATAATTATTTTGCTGTTAACTAACTAAAAACCTTTATATATCAATGGTTGCGCGATTCAGACATATTCACAAAATCTTGTGTTTTGTGCATATGTACTGCATACCGTATGCATTTACCAAAAGCCATGAACATCTGGCATATCGTCATCATCATCGGTATCAAAGTCCACTCTTTTGTGCGACATCGATTCGTGATTAGCTGACCATGCGTTTTCCCCTTGACCTGGTGTCGGTTGACTCATTACCCAATAACGCAAAGCATCAGGTATATGATCTAATGGATGAGCCGCCACGTCCTCCACATATTTATCGTCGTGGACCATTGACGGTATCGACTCTATAGCTTTCACACATGTACTAAATATTTTAAGCTTAGTTTTCTTGTATATATTTCCTGTCACATGATCTACCGCATCATATGGGTGTAACCACTCGCGCAGCCGTTTCCAACCATTCACACGTTCTTTTTTTGCTTTGATTAAAGGTACGCTCTTTTGCGCGAATATTTCCGCAGGAGTAATATTCTCTGTCTTTGATTTATTCCAAAACGAAGTATCTCCCACGCTATACTCGTACAGCTCCAACACTGGACTGTTGAGTCTTACACGTTCTACTTGTTCTGATGTAAGGAGTTTTGTTTGCGATAACTCACGGTAAAGGTATGCCGTACCATCTGGAGCTAACGCGATCCACAAACATACAAATGGGTCCGTATATCCTTCATCCAACCCCCTGTATCGTTTCCACTCGCGCGGTATGTCGAATGGCTCTACAACATGTAAAGCCCGGCTAAACTCACTGAAATACTGCCCTGCAAAAGTGTCCCAATCTCCATCAAGTAGTTGTTTGCGTTCTTGTTCCGGCAACTGCATCAACCTAACAATATAATTAGGATCAGCTTCTAGCAGAGCAGGATTATCTTGCACTTTTGCTGGTATGAAAATACGTCTAGATATGATAGGTTCGCCTGTATCAGGATGTACAAGCGGCGTTCCAGTGTCATCAACTTCCTGCACATTGTGTATTTTTTCCCATATGCCAATATCAATAAACCTCTTTTTAACCCATGCATGTCCAACACTTCCGGGGTTAGTTGTACTTTTAACGTAACGTGGGTACGGTGTCGATCCACGAAGACGGGATAACATGAACGTATACCAACCCTCTTCAAAGTGGGTTAGCTCTTCCCACCGGATAACATCGTATTCAGCACCTGCGTAATTGGCTTTGTGCATGTCGCTATCAAAGTAGGCTAGCTCAATAACACTACCATTAATAAATACCCATTCGTGCTTGGAAGCATTGTACTTACCTAATTCTTTCGGGTAAGCAACAATCGTCCGGGCAATGATTGACCGTTGCAAATCGGGAAATGTACGACGAAAGATAATCTGGCGGCTGCCAGGATACTGCATAGCGTATTTAAGTGCGTCCCATATGGTTGCTTCTGACTTTCCTCCGCCAGCCGCTCCTCCATATAACAACTCATCAATATCGTTAGTTTGATGGTATACTTGCTGTCGCGGCTGCGGTTTGTAAGGTATAACGACTGCATTACTCATCATTGATCATCCCCTTATCAAACACTACTTGTAGCGGTCCGTCGTTTTTACCTGTCATTTCAACCTTATCTTTAAACATACCGAGATGACGACCTATTTTTTCAAGTGCTGAAACCTTATCATGAAGCTTTAAAGATATACCTTCCTTGGTCTCTTTTATCTCAGCAACAGCATCTAACTTTAGTCGGTCCACTCCTTCAGTATCAAACACCTCAACCGATTGGACCATACCAAAAACGGGAGTTCTAGTAATATTACCTTCGTCGTCTTCAATCTCTTTATAATCGACTACCCTTTCAACCGTGTTCACCTTGAGGTAATCGGTTATATTGGCAAATCCGATCTTCGCCAACTCTTGGATAACCCTGTCCGCTGTAATCTTAGTGCGCTCTGATCGTTTGTTCATATCCCCTTCAATTGCTTCTGCAATCTTAGGTTTTCTCAAGTTTTCATGCCCTATTGCCTCGGCTGTCTTGGCACTATATCCTGCTCTGATCGCTGCCTGTGTGGCATTTAGATCAACCAGGTACTCCTTGACGAATAATTGCTGCTTGGCTGTCAATGC